ATGAAGAAAGGTTTTGATGATCCTAGCGTGAAGGCTTCATTGTTGTCAAAGAACCTCGAGGATATCATGGACTGGCTACATTTTCCCGTTTTGACGGACACTGGGAAGATGCCTGAAGATCGGGTTAATTATCAAACCCTGGGACCGCTAGTCACCGAGGATGCTAAACCAAAAGCCCGTGAGATCATACCGCCCTTGGTAATCAATGCCAACGTTGCACCAGGAGCGTCGTACAACAACGACACAACCTGCATTGAGAAACGTATCAATGAGACCAGAAATCCTGTGCTAGCGTGGAAACCAGTGATGCACCGGTGGGCTGAGGAATTTGCACGACTCCTCATACCGGATGGCATCATGCACACAGGAGTACCAGATACACTTGAGACCATTATGGAGAAACAAAACCGCCCAACCCAACGTGCCGGTGCTCTGGCTGCATTACCATTTGCATTCTGTTTCCAGACCATCGTCAAATCATTCCAGAAAGGCGAGTCATATCCTAAGATCGCAGCTCCTCGCAACATCTCCACGTTGGATGCTGACCATCGAACTCGCTACGGGTGCTACATCTACTCGTTAACACGACATGTCCTCAAACCACTTCGTTGGTATGCCTTCTCGAAAACACCAAAAGAGATAGCCAATGAGGTGGCTCGCGTGGCCAACGGCGCCCGGTTCATTGTCCCAACGGATTATTCAGCATGGGACGGGACTCACTCCAAACCATTGTGTGAGTTCGAAAATCAGATTCTGCGCCGGTTTTTCCATCCTGATTATCATGCCGAAGTCTCCGCACTTCAGATGACTCAATATCAAGCGCCTGGGTTCACCCGGTTTGGCGTGCGTTATAACACCGAATGGTCCCGACTATCTGGGTCCAGTGACACATCAAGTTTCAACACTATTGACAATGCTATGGTTATGTATTTCGCCTTACGTGATTCAGGGAAAACCATGTTTGATGCGTGGGATTCCCTGGGTTTGTTTGGAGGCGACGACGGCATCCAGTCCAACTTGGATGTCGCTTGGATCAATCGAGTCGTGAAGAAAATGGGTCATGTGCTCAAGGCAAAAATCATCGAGCCACATCACCCCGTCGACTTCCTCGGGCGCTACTATCTCGACCCTTGGACAACCACAGCCTCTGTCATTGATGTTGCGCGTCAACTGCGCAAAATCCATATAACACACTCCGCTCCCGATGTCCCCTGGCACGTGTCACTTTATTGCAAGGCTCATGGCTTAATGACCACCGACGCACTGACCCCGATGATATCAGAGTGGGCCAGTGCTGTCATGCGAGAACTTGAGAACACTTATGGGCGCGAGGTTCTCACTGGAAAATTAGACCTCCACAGCTCAGCACTCAAAGAAGATCGGAAATGGTTCGCCGCTTTCGACTTTCCCCAACAATTTCCCCAGTTGCCTTTGGATCATCC